CCGACTTCGGCTCGAGCTTCGACTCGTCGCCGTCTGCGGCGATGATTTCCGCCTCGGTATACGGGATTGTCTCGTTGTGAAAGCGAAGAATACCGGCGCCGAACGCTGAACCGTCCACCTCAATCAGGCGGACGCGCTTACCCGGTTCCAGTTTCTGGACGTCAGATGAAATGCTCATGGATGGTATGCCTGTGTGAATGTACTGCTGAGGGTGTATTTCTTGTTGCCGTGGGTAGATATCTGGAGGGACTCCGCGCGCCATAAGCCTGAGGGCTCAAGCGGCGGTTTCCAGATAAATGACTTCCACCCGGCATGCCTGCTCAGAAAGCTTTTAATAGCCTGAATATAATCCTCGTCGCCGGTAAAGCTCACGCTCCACTGAGGAGTTACAGGGTTGATACCATCTCCGGCCACCTGCGCATAGCCATCGCCAAACTGCGCTTTTCGGGTACGGAAACTCGTATCAACCTGAGAGGAAACCTTTGGGCACCAGTTGAAGGTTTCGACTGCCATGGTTAAACCCCCTTGATTAAACGCCACAGAGGCGATCCCGGCGTGCTGGCCTGCTCGTTAATGACGCCAGTGATGGCATCCTTCAGCTGCCTGCCGGCTGCACCAGCGGTTCCCTGACTGGCCGCCTGTGGTGATCCGCCCTGAATATTGATATCGCCGAAGTTAACTGAAGGCGCACCGCCAGAAACCTGAGGCATCCCGACCGCGCGAACGGCAAGATCACCATTAGGTGCCCTCGTGAGTGGCATGATGGCTTCCGGACCCGCCTCCCCGAAAACACCTGCACCTTTTGCAAATGCAAAAAGCTGAGGCGTCTGATAAATACCGTTGCTGTAGGCACTCAGGGACGGAGAGTCGTAAACATTACCCTTCGCATTAAAGGTAAAGTTCGCGCCAGCATTCTGAATTGCGGTACCGCTGCTGGCGGTAGCGGCTGACGAGGCACCAAAACTGAACAGGGAGCCCATTGAACTGACGCCGTTAGCAACAGCCATATTGACCAGAACGTTCTGGATAATCTTCAGCACGCTGACGCCCCAGTCCTTCCAACTGTCAACGTTGCCATTGAGCATGTCGGTAATCGTGGTGACAGCGCCCCCCATAGCCTGCTTCATGCCGTCAGCGGCCATGGAAGAATAATCCGTAGCTTCGTCCACCCAGTTCGCATAACCTTCTGACAACCCCGTCATCCAGTCGTCACGCTGCGCATCAGAAGCTGAGTAATATCCCTCCTGGTCGCGCAGGCGCTCTTCGAGATAGCGCTTATTGAGTGCCAGCCCCTGCTGATAGAACGTCTCGTCGATTTCACCAGCCTGGCGCTGGCGAAGAAGATCGGTATTCTTCTGCTCAAACTCCTTACGCAGGTTGAACTGCTCCTGAAGTCTTTCCCGGAACCGGGTACCCTGCCCGTAACCCAGCAGTTGCGCTTCATTAGCTGCGCGGGCGCTGGCGTTACTGTCAGCAAGGTTGGCTTCGTAATTTCGCAGTTGCTCACGCAATTTAACCTGGTCAATCAGCGCAGCATTTTGCAATACCGTCTTTTTCTGGGCTTCTGTCAGAGAAGCAAGTTCGCCCTGGCTGACCTGGTATTTAACCTTCGCCAGTTCAGTATTCTGACCTTGCAGGGCGATCTGCTCTTTTTGCTGCTTGATAAGGCGCTTATAAACATCCTCTGTTTTCTCTCCTTCGGTTTTACCGCCCTTCGCCTTGGGTTTGTTGGCCTCATTATTCCGCCATTCAGCCAGACCGTTATTAATCAACTCCTGACGTCCAGTCTGGAATTGTGGATCACTGGTTAACCCCAGGTCATCGGCTGCATAACTCAGCCGCAGGCGCTCTTTGGCCTCCCCCTTCAGGCGTGACAACTCCAGATCCCGGCGGCTCTTTTCGAGGGCATCGGTTTGCTTTTTGTCGAGGTCTGCCTGAGGAAGTCTGAGCGGGATGTTAGCGAGTCCTTGCCGAGCCATTAATAGCTGATTTCCCAGACCCAGCAGACGGTTAAATTCAGTATGCTGACCATTCATCATGATCATCGATTGATATACCGCATTCTGTCGCCAGGCTTGTTCGCGTATTAAATCATTACGACGCCGCTCAATTTCTTCGAGAGCCTGCTGTATGCCGCGAGATTTATCTCGCATGTCATTCAATTTTCCCTCTTCAACAGCGAGTTGATCCGTAACAATAGCTATCGCTCTAAGGATATTTGCATCGTTCTCACTGGTAATACCCGGCTTACCACGCGATGAATTCAAATCGTCGATCTGGTTCTTCAGCTCACCAACCTTTTTAGCTTGCTCATCAACCAAACGATTTTGTTCAACGAGAGCCTCAACAGTTTGTCCACGATTATCATCCGTCTCGGTCAGAGACATTTTTGAGGTTTTTTGCCTGATTTCATCAATCTGACCTGCGTATTCCTGGGCGGAGCGACGTGCCTGCTCCTGATTCTGATACATCGTGTACCAAGCACCGGCCCCCAGCATCAACAACCCAGGCAACCCGCCGACAAGACCCAGCAGGCCTGTAGCGCCAGTTTTTACAAGCCCCAGTACTGATGTTGCAGAGTTAAGTGCCTGCTGAGAGGCTGCAACGGCTCTGTTTGACTGAACCAGTGCCGTATTTGCTGCAATCATCGCCCGGCGCTTGGCTATGGCATTTTGAGTGGCAGTAGCCTCAGCATTAGTATTCTTTGCCAGCACAAGCTCTGACTGAGCAAGCTGATATGCCCGCTCAGCAGCAACAGCATCGGCGGCGGCCTTGCGCTGTGATTGCGTGGCCGTGCTCGCCCTGGCGGCCGCAAGCGCTATTTCGTTTTTCCTCGCTTCGACCAACTGCGCCGTCTGGCTTCCAAGATCGCCAATCATGCCGCCAATAAATCTTGAACCACCGATGGCCGCCAGCACGCCAGCAGCAGAGGCAACGGTATTGATATTGTCTGAAATAGCATTCAATGCACCGGTAAGCGCACTTGTCGCCCCCGTGGCCTCATTTGCACCACCTACCCACGCCAAAAATGCGTTTTCAATTTTGGTCGTTGCTGATGCAACAGTCTGCGGCATCGCGCCATATTCATCCTGTAACGCTCCAAGCTGGCTGATTAAAGCCGGAACAACTTTATCAGCGGTAAGCTGCCCCTGATCGGCCATCGCCTTTAAGTCTTTCCTGGCCACCCCCATTCCGGATGCCAGCGCGCGAATAACGCGATCGCCATTTTCGTTGACGGAGTTAAATTCCTCGCCACGCAGAACACCCTGCGCCAGAGCCTGGCTGAACTGCGTGATTACAGAACTGGCTTCAGACGTGCTTGCGCCTGACAGCTTAAGCCCCGTTGAGATAGCTTCGGTTACTTTAAGAACCTCTTCTGAACTGTAGCCATATTCACGCATAGAAGCGGCTGAACGCGCAAACAGACTGGC